TTAGCCGTTATCTTCGGCTGTTGTAGGGGTTTCATCAGGTTTATTATTTTGATATAAGTTGTACACCTTCGGAGCATTTTTAGATTGTTTGAACTTGGATATGTGAGTGTATATGTTCAATGTTATTTGTACATCCTCATGGCCAAGCAGATATTGAGCATACTTGATATCCACACCGGCATCATACAGAGCTGTCGCATAGGTATGGCGGAGGGTCCGGAAGGTCGGCAGCTCCATTTCTACTTTCTCGTCATCAGATTTGCTTTCGTTGATCTCCTTTATGTACTTCTCTATCCTGTCCTGTATTCTTTTCCAGAAGCTATATATAGAATACTGGGTGTGCATCTTCCCATTGACCTGTGGGAATACGTATATAGAATTGCCCTTATCCTCCAGCAGCAGTTTAATTATTTCCTCCGGTACCGGAATCGTCCTGTTGCCGGCTTTGGTCTTTGGCCCTTTTAAGTTGGTTTTTTCTTTATCGAATTCAGCAGCTTTTGATATAGTTATAGTATTATTATCCTTATCGATATCCTTCCATGTAAGAGCTACAGCTTCACCTAGACGCATACCTGTATACAAGAAGGCTTGTACCATCCTGTAAGCCCTATCGCTGCCTTCCAAGGCATCTAAAACGATATTCCTTTCAATCTCTTCAAGAAATTCTCTCTTAGGATCATCAGGCGCTATCGGCTTAACATATTCAATGGGATTATCCTCTATTAACTTATTTACCTTTGCAGCCTTGAATATCTGACCGAGGGTTATCCGGATCTTATGCTCCAGAGATTTTGACTTGCCCAAGCCGTTCAGATACTCTTCGATCATTATAGGCTTCACATCACTGAGAACATATTCAGAAAAATTAGTAACATGTTCATTTATTATGTACTTATACATTTCTTTAGTTTTTAGCGCAAGTTTCTTATTCTTCTTTATGTGGGCATCATACCACTTGGTGGCCATTTCACCCACTGTGGTCTTATCGTTCAATGCAATGCCCTTCTTAAGCTTACGCTTGAATTCAGCTAAGTTATCTGCGGCTTCTTCTGCCGTTTTGCCATAAATAAAATGCCGGGTACCTTCAACTGTAACAGTCCTGACAAAACGATTATCCTTACGCTTCTTTAATCCTGGCAAGTTAATCAACCTCCTTGAAAAGCTTTACAATTCCAAAAGGCTCAAAACATACTATATACTGCTTGTCCACAACGGTCATAAGCTCGTATTTCTTTTTATAATAATCAATGCTCCACAGTAGAAATTCCTCTGTTATATTCAGATGATCAGTCAGCTCCTCTTTGGTCCTGCAGCCAGCTTCAAACGCGCTGATTATATCCTTGAGAGATGCTATTCTTCTGACTGCCCAGCGCCGTGCTTTTTCTTCTTGCTTTCTATTTACAGTTTTTGATAAATCAGTGATATCCCCAACGGTTGTAAAATGGTGACCTACTTCTTCAGCTAAAATGCATACTCTCTCATTGACTGTTTTCAAGTCTTTGTTTAGTAAAACAATGTTACCTTTATCTTCAGCTGCATAAAAACCTTTGACAGAAGAGGGCAGAACCGAAGCATCATCAACAATAAGTTCATCTGAATACTCAACTAACATCATTTCATATGCATTCATAATATCACCTTCTATTTGTTATGTTTTGCCAAAGCTATTTTTATAGCAAGTGTAATTTTATCCTTTTCTTCATCCGTAAGTGGACCTTCATGACCTACCATATGGGCGGCTTGAGTAAGGATATCTTCTTTTTGGTTTGTCTTCTCCTCTTCTTTGTGACCATTTATCCCAAGTAGCCAGCTTATACTAACGCCCAGAACTGTAGCAAATTCATTAAGCTTAGTGGTAGTAGCATCCTCAACTTTGCCAGCTTCGTATTTTGAAACGCTACCTTCGGATAACCCTACTTTTACTCCTAATTCCTTTTGAGTCAATAGTAATTCTTTCCTTCTGTATTTAATTCGCTGGCCAATTTCTACATAGTTTAATCCAACCATTATAGCACCTCCATTTCTTACCATCTATGTACAATAATATAACATTATTTCGTTTAAATCAAGAATTTTTGAAGTTATTCACAAAAAACTTTCGTTAAGGTATTGTTTTTTGGTTTTTGTATGCTATACTAAACTTACAAACTTTCGTAGAACGAAAGAAAGGTGGTGTACAAATGATATTTAATATCAAAGAGTTTGAAAAAAAACTAATAGATAAGGAGCTAAATAGAAAGGAGTTGGCTAATAGGATAGGTATTGCTCCTAATACTTTATCTATGAAAATTGACGGAAATTCTGACTTCAAAATTAAAGAAACAATAGCAATTGCTAGAGAATTAGGGCTAAATGATACTGAATTCATGATGCTTTTTTTTAACAAAAAACTTTCGTTAAACGAAAGTCATGAAGAAGAATCAGCAGCCAGGGAAGCTATGTAAGGGAGGTAATTAAAGTGAATAACCTTACCGCAGAAAAGCTTATAGAAAAATACGGTTTCACAATGACTCCGGAACAGGTAGCTGAAGTGCTTGGATTGGTGAAAGATACAGTGCTTAGAATACTCCAGCGTAAAGAAATAGTAGCAAGGAAATCTGGTTCCCGCTGGATTATATCTACTGAGAAGGTTGCGGAGTATCTTACAACTAGTGAACCAGAAAAAGCTAAACCATGGAGACATGAGAAAGGTCAGAAACTAATCTTGTAAAAGTGTAGGTGAAATTTATTAGAGAAGAAAGCCCGCCTGACGATGGCTGTTTGGTTAGCAGCCGAAATCGGAGGCTGTGTTAGCCTCCAAAATCGCGGGAACCCGCCACGAGCTGGCCGTGCATGGCTGGCCTTTACATAGATTATTCTTTGGAAACATAAAAGAAGGAGGAGATAAATTGATAGATATTAAGAACCTGACTAATTCATATCTGCTTCTGTTATCGCAAACAGATATCGATTCGCAGTCCTTTGTGGAGATTGAGTCCTTCCTGAGAGAGAAGATAGATCAGAGCATGGGTGATAAAGCAGAGAGGCAGGATGCTGCAGACAGAATGAAAGACTTATTAATCGACAAGCTTGCAAGCATCCCTGGTGTGGACAAGATATGCATGCACAACAATAAAGGGTACCAGTTTGAGACTATGGATTTAAAGGCAAATGGAGCAGGACCCGTGACCGTCCTTATTATTGATTAAGAGGAAGTGATTCGATGCCTGGAAAGGAAGTTCCAAAGGGAAGCTTCAAAGATGGCCGGGGCAAATGGTGGGTAGCCTGCTGGGAATGCCTGAAGGGAGTTAACGGAGATTCAAGCTGCTCAGCAGGGATATATGCCCGGAGCTTGAGCCTGGGCTGTTTAAAAGGTCAATTGTTGGACAAGTACCTCCCGAATCAGGAAGGGGGGAAGGTAGAGGAGTGAGGTAGATGGGTACGCCGGTACCACTGAGGTCGAGAGAGGAGCAGTGCATCGGAGCTGATCCTAAGGTTTATGAGAGGCAGCTCACAGAAGAGGAGAGGAGGTATTATGACAGCTTAGGCAAGCCTAAGAAAAAGGCCGTTTTCATATACCCTGAGGATGAAAACCTCTATATAAATCAAAAAATGGAGAGTGATGAAATGAAATCAATGACAGAAATGCCAAACAGGGAAGTGTTGGCTGAGATGTGTCGGAAGTATCCGAGCAGATATAAGGCAGGCAAGGAAATTGCTAAGATTCTGGGATGCTCCCGGGGCTGCGTAGAAAACTGGATCAAGAAGTACGGATTGAAAGACATCTGGAAAACAGCTGATCAGATGGATTTCGGCAATGGTGTACCAGATCAGGACACACCGGAATTTGACGGTGTGATTGGCAATAAAGCTGAATCCGGAAGTGACGATGAAAAGCCTGTACAGTTCGAGTACCTTGAGGATCCGAATGATCCCAACGAGCTGACGTTGGGAGTGCAGCCGGGTAACGGACAGATTCATTATGAAGAGCCAGAACCTGTTAACGAGAAAGGAGAAATACCTAAAAGAAGGCATCTCGTAACACAAGTGCTCTGCATGCATAGTATGAACAGGCTTATCAATATAAGCAGAGCAAAAAAGGAATTCACCGTTAAGAATATTTCATCAACGGAACAAATGACAATAAAATTTGAAGAGTTCCCAGATTTCCTTAAGGACCTGTATGAAATATTCAAATCATATGTATAGGAGGCGTAGTAAATGAAGAGTACTGGAGTAGTAAGAAAGGTAGACGAGCTGGGCCGTGTGGTTCTACCAGTAGAACTGAGAAGGACATTAAACATTGAGGAGAAGGACTCTCTGGAGATATTCACAGAGGGCGAGCAGATTATCCTTAAGAGATACCAGCGGGGCTGCATCAGCTGCGGAAGTACGGACAACCTTAAGCAGCTGCCGAATGGAACTGCTGTATGTCATAAATGTCTGCAGGAGGCGAAATAGATATGTTGTTTGAGGCGATATTCCTCACGGGAGAACTGGCAGAAATAATGACAGTGGAAAAGGCAACGGAGCTTAATTCGCAAGGTTATGCAGTTACAATATCATCCGGAAGAGTGGTTATAGAAAGAGAAAAAGCCACCGGCGAATAGGCCAGGCGGCAAGGGAATGTTCTTAAGGTCAGTATAGCACTGGCCACAATAAAAATCAATGGAGGTCAAGATATGGATGAACAACTGAGGATGAATATCCTGACTGAACTAAACAAGGTAGATCGACCAGGTATGAATGACCTGGTTGAGTTTTTAGAGTCAAGTGATTATTTCACGGCGCCGGCAAGTACAAAATATCACTCTAGCCATGAATGTGGGCTTGCTGAGCACTCATGGCATGTATTGAAAGGCTTACGCCGAAAGGTTGCCGGCTTCAAGCTCGATGTCCCGGAGGACAGCCAGACTATATGCGGGCTGCTGCATGACATCTGCAAAGTGAAAACATATAAGAAAGAACAAAAGTGGCGTAAGGATGATAAGGGCAAGTGGGAGAGCTATGAAGTGTATGTGACGGATGATCAGTTCCCTGCAGGGCATGGGGAAAAGTCGGTAATAATCCTTCAGAAATACATCAAGCTCACTGATCAGGAAATAATGATGATCCGGTGGCATATGGCAGGGTTTGAACCCAGTGAAAACTACAAGTATTATAACGGCGCAATGGACAAGTATCCTGAGATAGTAGCTTTGATTGCAGCAGATATCGAATCAACCTACCTGCTCGAGAAGAAAGGTTCTGATGAAGGATGAAGAACTACTATGCCAAATGTGGGAAAGTAGCCTTTGTGAAAAGCAGCAGCGCTGCTGTGACCCGTTTTGAAGAAATCAATGAGCACTGCGAAGGCTGTCCATACATACAGCACGGATCCACATATCGGGGAGGGAAGCAGGTACCTATAACCTTTTGCCAGGCCGGCAGCAAGAAGCCTAATCATAAAACTGAGTACCGAACAAGTAGCGAAGTTAATACAACAAGTCTGGATATCCTGAGCTTGGACATGAATATTTTTAAGACGATTAGCGACTTCGCAGAGATACTTCCAGGATGTATGAGTAGAGGTTATTTCAATGGTTTGGACCTTGCAGATTGTCGTAAAAGCTTAGTGTTCTCATTTGAATCAAACAAGAAGGGTAAGGCTGCAAAGAAGGCTATTATTGAGAAGTTCTTCCCGGCAGAAGAAGATAACACTGCAAAAGATCGAGAGCTGCTATCGAAAATAATCGGGAAAGAAATTAGAACTCATTATAATACCGGGGGTATAGTCACGAATGTCAGCGGGCCCCACAACTCATATGGCCCCGGCTCGTGGTCAATTAATTACACTCAAGACGGAAAGAAAAGTAAAAACCCTAGCATTATCAATTCGATCAAGATAGAAAACGGCATTATTACTTGTGAGGGAAAACCGTTGCAGATTATAGATCAAGTAGAAAAAAATTGCCGTACATGTGCAAATTCCGAAATGTTCAAAACAGTAAATCATGCAGGAAGCGCTGGAAACTGTCATAAGAACGGTGGGAATTATCCCATTTATGTTCCTGATAGTAAGTGTAAGGACTTCAAGTCGAAAGAGCTGTTGGATCCCAATGACAATGACCCAGAGTCCGGGCTGTGTGCCGCATTTGTGGACAAGGCAGACGCAAGAAGATACGTTGACACCAAAACAGGCCGGCTCATATTTGTCCGAAGTGGCATCGGCGGAGATATCTTTAAAGCTATGTATCAAGATGCAGGAAAATGGGGTTCTGGAAGTGCTCATGGAGTTAAAAGTCCTGAACTTAAGTGGAAAAATACTCAAGAAGAAGCTCAGGCGGACATGGACAAGTACGCAGTGAAAAAAGGTTGGAAGGTGGCATGTGAGATGCACATGGGATGTGGGCCAGCAGAAAGTATTAAGTGCAGGATAAATAGAAACGGATGGTGCAACCTGGATACAGCCAGCTTTGAGGATATGGATGCTGAGGCTGCCAATTGTGGGTTTATCAGAGTAAATGATCGGTACCTTATGCAAAAGTATGGAGTACCTTATGAAGAATTTAGGTGTGATCATTGCAATGCTTTTAACTACACTCACGCATGTCATGGGATCTGTGCATTAAAAAATGAAAAACGTTACGAAGGGTGTCATGCCTGCGGCGATTTCACTAAGAAGGAGACCAGTGAATCATGCGAGACAGAAGAATTCCAAGTGAGTTCTGGCAACGGCTTATGTGTGAATGGTTCCACAACGGAGAATGCTATCTCAACTGTGGACAGCGAAACTGTGACGACTGTATTGGGTTCCAGCGACGAGAAGGAGGTAAACCAAGTGAAATGCACAAAACACAGATGCCCGTTTAACGACGATCTGAATTCTGAATGCGGCTTCAATCCGATGACGGATGATGCGCACCGCCCACAGATGGAAGAAGCCAGGGATGAATACCATTGCACAAATAAGGAACTGCTTGGAGTGCTTGAGAAATTGCAGAAGAGTACTGACTACAACAGCCGAATTCCTGTATCAAAAAGGATTGAAGAAGCATTAAGGTGTCCTTCAAGGGATGAGCTCTGTGGGTACTACTGCAAACACAATGAAGGATGCTCACTTTTAATGATAAAAAAAAGTGATACGCTCGTTTCTTTGATGAATTTAGTAGGTCCCCATGATTGTGATGCATATAGGTTAGTTAATACAAGGTATCTAGCCAAGAATGAATCGGAAAAAGTAGTAACAGAAATGGTTAAATCTGAGGATAGGTACACAGAGGATCCTGTGTCAGCTGCTGCTTTCGATTATTCCACAGTGGATACCGATACTGCAGTATTCCTCCAGGACAAAGAACAAAAGATAACCCAGATCCGGATGATGTCGGTCATGGCCATTGGTAAAGAACTGAAAGAGGTTCATGATAAGCTGGCCAACCATTATCAGGGGAGCTTCGGGAAGTGGTGTGAGAGTATAGGAATTTCAAGGATGACAGCAGACCGGTACATTAAAGCATACGATTATGTTGTAACAAATTGTGACAACATCGAAGCTGCCGAAAATATTCAGCCCTCACTCCTGTTCGCCATCAGCAAGCCCTCCGCCCCCAAGGAGTTGCAGGATAAGGTCCTCTCCGGAGACATTACCTCCCATAAGCAATACAAGGAGCTGGAGGAGCAGCTGAAAGAAGCCAGAAAGTTTCAAAAGGAAATTGCCCATGAAGCCATGTCAAATGTCAATAACGCTTTAGAAAGAGCAAGGAACGCTGAAAAGAAAGCTGAAGCGACAGAGCGTGCTTTGAAACAATCTCAGGATCAACATAAGAGTAAGAATGATCTCCACAAGAGTGAAGTTGATTATTTAGAACGCCAGATATCACAATTAAGGAATGATTTGAAAGCAGCTAAGGCATCAGGAAGCGATCCTGCAGTCGAAGATTTGCAAAAGCAGCTTAGAGAGGCCCTTGACCAGGTTGAAAAGCTTCAGGAAGAGGTCAAACAGCCTGTACAAATACCAGCTGCAGCTGTGATTGAAAAGGTTCCTGAAGAGGTGGAAAAAGAGCTTGATTCATTGAGAGAAAAGGCTATCCTACAGGACTATGAAAAGGTCGGCAATGCAATAAATGGCATTCTTGAAATAGAAGATGAAGAGATACAAAATTGGGTACACAAAAATACCACAGGAGATAGCCGGAACTGGTGGGAAATAGAGATGGAAAGCCTTCAGGAATTAAGTAAGAAAATATCATTTATGATGGAATGCTTGGAAAATCAAGCTAATCAAAATAAATAGGAGGAAGGGAAATGGAAAAGCAGAGTACATCGTTAACAGTAAAGCAGAATCAAAAAATGGTCATGTTAGGCAGCAATGATGCGGTTATAAAAATGACACCCAACGGCCTTATCACGGCAGTCAAGGCGCAAGTAAAACTTAAAAAAGATGAACTGGCAACTGTCCAGGGAAAGACTTTCCCGAATGCTGCAGGCTATTATAGGATCAATCAGGTTGCCGGCATCAATTTCTATATGCCTGAAAAGCTGGAGCTTCCGGATGGGCATGTGGTGGTCAATCCCTATCCTATTATTGATCCTGAGTCCTCAACAATACGTAAGGTATGGATCCGTGAAACCGGTATCGGGCGTAATGCTTTGGGCAACATTCAGGTCGTCACTATTACCCTGCTGTACGATATTCAGATCTATTTCATTGAAACGGTCATGAAGAAGATTAAGGCAAACAAGAATGCGGGCAGATTGTGCACGGAACGTTCTCTCACTGAAGAAGAGAAAAGAACAGGAGAATTCTTTAAAATTGATGGTTCCATGGGCGTATGGGTTAACCTAGGATGCATGGATATCTTCGATGCAGTCAGCGCTTATACATCCGACAAGAAGTTTGCGGAAAGAAAAACTCAGTCAGTCATTGAGAGGAACATCATTAAAAAAATTACCGGCATAACATACCTGGACTCAAATGGAAGCAATGCTGCAATACCCGTTACTGGATGGGTTGATGATCTTACCCCGGAGAATATTGAAAAGATCGCCAAAGCAGCTCAGAGCGGCCAGAGAATAACAGAGCTTAATGGCCAAAAGGTTGAATATGATGATACCTCCGGTGAGATATCTCCTGAAGAAGCTGCAGGGATAGTCGATGAGGAAGAGGACAGAACTCCTGAAACAGAAGAACAGCAGCAGGGGGAGGGTACCCAGGGAGAAGCTGCCGGAGAAACAGAACCTCCGGTGGACGAATTGCAGAGACAGAGGGAGGAATTAGTCCAGGCAAAAGACATGATCGGAGAAGCGGCATTCAAGAAGATCGTTGCAAAATTCAAAAAGCCTATCGAGCAGTTTACAGCTGAAGACATAGAGAAGGCAAAAAAGCTTATCAATGCTGCAGCTGACAATCAGGAAAAAGGAGAGCGATTCTGATGCTTAAGAGTATTCAGTGGACAAACCTTAAAGGCTCAAGTGCAATTCAGAAGCTCACCGGGAAGGATATATTTATCGGCCTCAATGGGGCCGGTAAATCCACCCGGCTGGAAGCTGCCTGCATAGCTCTCCTGGGATACATACCGACCATGGGCAAGAAGATGGAAGAGACAATGAAACAGGCCAGCAATGATCAGATGAGTGCAAGCGCGGAGACTGATGATTTTTATTTTTCAAGGACATTCAACAGAATATACAAGGATGAGAAGGACGGTACCCGCGGCGTAAAGATCAGCCAGAAGATTTCAGTAGCCCCCTCCCTTGGAGAGAAAAAAGATGAAGAGAAGAAGGCCAGGATAATCGCGGAGGTCGGCAATTTCCCGGTAATGATAGACTTCGATGAGTTCCTCAAGATGACCGATACGGCCAGGCGCGATTTCTTCTATGAGCTGTCAGGTAATACGGAGGTATGGACCAGGGCAACGATCATTGAGCACCTGGATAAGATCTTGGCTACAAAGGAGCTGGCTGAAAACAATGAGGATCATTTCAATATAATGGTCGGCATCCTGAATGACTGTGTAAAGCAGTATCCGGAAAGATTCGACGTTCAGCAGGGGCTCCAGAGCATGCTTGACTGGGCTACAGAAAAGCTGAGCTATTGGAAGTCTGAAAAGGATAAGTCTGAAGGAGCTTCAAAGAAGATAGCCGAGCTGAAAAACGAGCTGACAGACACGGACAGGAACATCGGTGAACACAAGAAGCAGCTGGAGGATCTGCAGCAGGAACTTATTAAGCTGGAGAAGCAGATATCAGCTGATATAGTCAAAAAGAAAGCAATAGATGATCGGCTAAACAGGATTAAGGTACTCCATGATGAGATACAGCAGCAGAAAGATATGAAGCCTGATGGAGATATCAATGAGCTGACTAAGCAGCTGGAGGAGGCACAGAAAAGCCTATACACACTCAAAGACCTTGCTGAGATACTGGAGGGATATGATGTAAGTATTCATGACATCAAGGTAAAAGCAGAGGCTAAGCAGCAAGAGCGGGATGAACTCTTCCAACAGGGGATAGCTGCTAAGACGGCCAGGGAAACGTATGAGGCAACAATAAACACTATCGAAGTGCATGCTGGCGTGTGTGTTATTGATAAACTTATTGATTGCAATAAGGATTTTACAAGGTACCTTAAATTCGCAAGAAATAAGGCTGCAGAAAACAAAGCTATCCAGGAGGATGCTCACGATAAGATTGTAGCACTGGATGCTGAAATTAAGTCCGCCAAGGATGAAATTGCTGCAGAGGAAAAGAAAAAACAGACTGAGATTGATGAACATAATCGCCAGGTCAGGGAGAACAATGCAACCCAAGCTTATATCAACACTCTACAGAACAACATCAATAACATCAATAACTTCGAATCCTTCCGGGAACAGAAGATAAAGGAACGGCAGGATGAGATCCTGAATCTGCAGTCAGAGGATGCAGGTACAATCGGTGATATCACAATTATGGAGAAGCAGGCGGAGGCTTTGCGAAGCAATATTAAGGACCTTAAGTCCAAGATTGAAGAGCAGGAGAAAGCCAAGACTACCCTCAGTAACCTGAAAGCAACCATGATAGATAGCAAGGAAGCTTCGTACAGGGTAGAATGCTTCAAGCAGCTGACAGAGGCATTGGGCACCAAGGGCATCAAGGGTGAAATCGTAAAGGAAATGTTGGGCCCAATAAGGGGAGAGATCCATGAGAATCTTAGGCTGATGGGCATAGATGATGAATTCTATTTCCAAACGGAATCAGATACCGGCAGGGAGATCTTCCAGTTCGGATGGATCAACAAGAAAGGGCACAAGGTTAATTTCGATACCCTGAATAATGCCCATAGGAGCTTCCTCCTGGTTGCAATCTTGACGGCCATCATCGAGCATGCGGCGCCGAAGCTTAAGGTCCTCATGATGGATGACATAGAGCACATCATCGAAGATGACTTAAGGAACTTCATTGCCGGCTTAAATGCGATAGCTCATAAATGGGATAACATCCTCCTGGCTATGGCCATAAAAGAACTTGATGTGGAGGGCTTCAAGGTATGGAACCTCAGTGGGGGTGATACTATTTGAAGCATGAAAGAAAGCTCTTTCTGTGGATGAGGCAGTGGCTTAAGGCTAATGGATACAACTGGCCAGACTGGCATTATGTGAAGAATACAGTGCCGGAAGTAGTCTTAATAAACTCCACCACCGGTGAGATATTAAGGAGACCAAAGGAGGTAATGATGCGGAATGAAAATAATCGAAGGACTAAACGACGCCCAGCTGCAGGCAGTGACCTCTAAATCAAAATACATCCTCTGTCTGGCCGGAGCCGGTACCGGGAAGACAAAAACGCTGACCACCAGGATAGAATACCTGAATCAGGACCGCATCAGCTGCGACAATATGCTTGCACTTACCTTCACCAGGGCGGCCGGCAAGGAGATGAAGGAGAGGATCATTCAGCTGGTCGGAGAGGATGAAGGCAAGAAGCTCTTTTGCAATACCTTCCATGCTTTCTGTGTTAAGGTCCTGAAGGAATACGGCGGGTACCTGGGATACGATCCGGATTTCACCATCTATGACCAGGAGGACCGGGACAGCATCCTGCAGTCAATCATCACGGAATTCAGGTACAAGATTAATCTCAAGAAAGTGCTGAAGCTGATGGAGTCTGATGGAGAGCTGTCACTGACACAGAAAGAGTATTCGGAAGCTAATAATGTCATTAAGGAGTACTGGTACCAGCTTAAGAAAAACAATGCGATTGACCTGGACATGCTCCTTACTGAAGCCCTGTACATCATTAAAGGGCACAGGCCGACATATGAAGATTATCACAACCGGTATGAATACATGTTTGTGGATGAATTCCAGGACACCAACGATGTGCAGATGGAAATAATCAAGGCTCTGGCGCCGAAGAACCTGTTTGTTGTTGGAGACGACTTTCAGGCCATCTATGGCTGGAGAGGTGCCAGGATAGATTACATCCTGAACTTTGATAAAGAGTATCCCGGATGCGAAGTTATCAAACTGGAGGAAAATTATCGCTCTACGAGGCCTATTGTAGATGCAGCGAATGCCCTGATTAAGCACAATATACATCAGACTGAGAAGGTCCTCCTGACAAACAGGCCTGGTGACAAGATAAGCTTTGAACACTATCCCACTGAGGCCGGTGAAATCGGCGGCGTATGCCGGGATATTGCCGGGGAGACTTCAAACTTTCCGGAAGTATACATGTACAAGGACTATGCCATTCTGGCCAGAACAAACAAGCAGCTCGCAGCCATGGCAGAGGGGCTGAAATATCATAATATCCCCTATCACTTGATAAGTGGCAACGAGGATCCTTTCAAGGTCCAGGATGTGAAGCTACTGCTGAACATGATAGAGCTGGCGCTGAACCCAAAGGATGATGCACTCTTCAAGAAGGTTGTTAACTTCCCGGTGAAGCGGATCAGCGAAAGTGAATTTGACAGGCTGGAGAAGCTTGCTATTGAGGAAGAGCTGCACTTTATGGAGATCCCGCACAGCTTTGAATTGATGGCATTCCGGGATGAGCTGAGAGGCGCTTTGGAAAACTGCGACGATGCGGGAAGCACATTCTCAAATTTTGTCTCTACCTTCGAAATCCACGAATTATATGAGCAGCAAGGCCGGTATGAGAAGAGGGATGATTTCATTAATGCCAGGGCAGAAATTGCAAAATGGCAGCGGACTCAAGAGGACCTGGGGGAAGATAAATCGATTCAGGCCTTCCTCAAATGGCTGCACATTAAGGATATCCAGGATAAGCTCATAGAGGATCGGGATGCAGTCAAGCTCATGACGGTCCATGCATCAAAGGGGCTGGAATTCAAGAATGTCTTCATCATCGGCATGAACGACGGAGTGTTCCCCAGCAATAGAACCACTGACATGGAGGAAGAGCGCCGGCTGTTTTATGTAGCAGTCACCAGGGCGAAGGAGCAGCTGCACATTACCCGGGCAAAAGAGATCGCTCCACCATGGGGATATAAGTCACAGAAGACCTTACCAAGCAAGTTCATTGGGGAATTATATGTGAAGCCTGATACAGATGAACCTGAAATTGATAATTTACCATTTTAGGAAGGAGGCAAATAGAATGCCAGAATGCTATGTGTGTGGAAAAGAACAGAAGGTTCTGAGATCAAAAACCTGCACTGTTGAAGTTACAAAGATTAAAGAGGGGAAGCAGGTTGTTGAAAAGGATACTGGGAGTAAAGCACTGTGCGATGAGTGCTTCAACAAAGATCATCTCGTTAAAAGATAGAGTTAATAAGCCCCGGGCTCTCCGGGGCTCCCCACTATAGAAAGGCAGGTGAGGATATGGCCTTATTCAGACAAGTACACGTGAGCTTTTGGAGAGATGGCTTTGTATCAAAAAGCCCAACAGATGACAGATATTTCTATCTGTATCTAATGACAAACGGCAGCACCAGTCAATGCGGAATATATGAGCTCCCTAAGAAAATAATGTGCCAGGAGACAGACTTTGACATAGATAGAGTAAATGAGTTACTGCAGAAGCTCATCGAAGCCAAGAAGATAGATTACTGCAAAGAAACTGAAGAGATTATTTTATTGAACTGGATGAAATACAACCAGAATTCAAGTCCTTCAACTATAAAGTTCATGAAGGAAGAATTGGATAATGTAAAGCATGAAGCCTTTGTTGATATATTCTATGAAATGTGCGAGAAGTTCAAATTTGACTTTGATGGGCTGCTGCAGGAAGCGCTCGAAAAGCAGCCGTCCGGATCAGGTACCGGCAGTAAAAACAATAAGAAGACTTTTGAGGTCGGAAGTATTCAAATGAGCTTAACCCTGGAGCTGGTATTCCTCATGAGGAGGAACAATCCAAAGGTAAAGATACCAGAGGACCTGAATAAATGGGCATTGGAAATTGACAAGATGCTGCGCATCGATGAGCGGCCTGAGGAAGATATCCGGAAGGTTATTTACTTTACACAGGCAGATGATTTCTGGAAGTGCAACATCTTAAGCACAAAGAAACTCCGGGAGAAGTTTGATCAGCTCTATCTGAAGTCAAAAAATTTCCGGCCGAAGTATACATCTCCGGAGGAGCTTGATAATTTCAAACAACTGTATGAAGAGCTTATGCGAAAGGAGGCTGAGGAACAGTGAAGGAATCAGAAATGCTTAAGATTTTGGCTATAGTAAAGACCGCATATCCCCGCTTCGATGACTTCCGGGACCAGAAGAGACTGGAAGAGGCAAATAGATTGTGGTACAGGCACTTTAAAACCTTTGACTATAAAGTAATTGAAAAAGCAGTGGACAAGTATATTGCCACCGGTCAATTCCCTCCCACAATTGCAGAGATCCGTGAGATAGCTTTGAAGCTGATCAATCCGTATCCAGGGGCAGCTGTTGCATGGAGTGAAGTCAAGAGAGCCATATCGAGTTACGGGTTCTATCAGGCGGAAGCGGCCATGAACAGCATGAGTAAACTGACCAGGGAAGCAGTTAAGCAAATCGGAGGCTGGGGAGAGATATGCATGGCTAAAGATGAAACTATATTGATGAACCAATTCAATAAGGCATACGAGCGGCTGAAGATAGATGCAATTGAAATATTGGTTGCAGCAGGCAATGGCACAATGAAATTGGAGGAAGGGAAGGATTATGCAGCGCGTACCGCCTTACCATCAGGAAGCTGAACAATCTATCATAGGCGCAGTCCTTATGAATCCGGAGCTCATCAATGATATAAGTGATTTGATAAGCCCCCAGGACTTCTACAGGGAGGCGCACAAGGAAATATATGAGGCAATCACTTTTCTGTATGCCAATGATCAGCCGATAGATCTCATTACAATTACAAATCAGCTGAAAGAGCGCAATACTCTGGAGTCTGTCGGAGGCGTTACATACCTTACGGACCTGATGGGTGTGGTGCCTACGCTGCACAATGTAACAAATTATGCAGAGATAATCCGGGACAAAAGCCGGCTCAGGAAGTTAATTGTCCAAGCGAATGCAATCACCAATGGCGCTTATGAGGGCAAGGGAGTCTCTGAAATCATAACAGAAACGGAAAGCACAATAGACGTAATTATGGCTGCAGGTGACAGGCATCAGCTGCACAAGGCAAGCGATCTGATTGATAAGGTGCATGACAAATTTGTTTATTATGCAGAGAACAAAGGGAAGATACTGGGTATCGAGACCGGATTCACGGACCTTGACAAAAAGCTGATAGGACTGCAGAAAAAGGACCTCATTTTCATAGCAGCAAGGCCTTCAATGGGAAAATCGGCATTCGCCTTCAACATAGCACAATATGCCTCTATTGGCCAGAAGATTACAACAGCAATATTCAGCCTGGAGATGCCTGAGGAGAAGGTCCTTGAAAGAATGGTTTGTTCGCTTGGACTCATAAACCACACCAAGGCAAGGAAAGGCGAAATAGAGGACAATGATTGGAAGGGTATAATGCAATCGCTTGGTTGTCTTAAAGCTGCAGATCTGTATATTGACGATACTACTCCAATGAAAGTATCGGAGATCCGCTCCAAGTGTAGAAAAATAAAAGGCCTGGGGCTTGTCATAATTGATCATTTAGGTTTCATCAGTCCGGAAGCCCAGAACCAGAAGAATAACAATATAAACAGAACCCAGGAAGTAGGTATTATCACCAAGGCATTAAAGAAGCTGGCCAAAGATCTGGATGTGCCGGTTATACTCCTCCATCAGCTGAGCAGGGCATGTGAGCAGCGTGCAAATAAGAGACCTATGCTGTCGGATCTCAGGGATTCCGGTGATATAGAGCAGGATGCTGATCTGGTAATGTTCATATATCGTGATGAGTACTATAATCCCACCACTGAAAAGAAGGGATTCGCAGAAATCATTATAGCAAAGAATCGTGATGGGGAGACAGGCACTGTTGAACTTGGATGGATCGCTGAACACACTCAATTCTGCAATCTACTTCATGCGGATAAGGGGTAGTGAAACTATGAATTGGACGGAAGAGGAATATCAGGACTATCTGAGGCGAAGGGGCATAGAGCCTCCGAAGCCTGAAAAAAAGAAAAGACCTAAGTACGGTAACAAGATCGTGTATATTGATGGGAACATGTTCCGCAGCATGAAGGAAGCTGCCAGGTATGGTGAGCTGAAGCTGCTGAAACTTGCCGGTGAAATCCTGGGATTTATCCTGCAGCCGAAATTCATACTCGAAGAAGGAAGCGAAAAGCAGCAGCCCATCACGTACTCTGCTGACTTCCTGGTTATATATCCCGGCATGATCTGTGAGGTGGAAGATACCAAAGGGTATGAAAGCGAGCAGTGGAACCGGACATATAAGCTGTTCAAGAAAAGGTACCCGGGGATCGAATTGAAGGTAATTAAATAA